TGGCGCTTCTGGACTCAGCGGACCTACAGGACCTACTGGCGCTTCTGGACTGAGCGGTCCTACAGGTCCTACAGGTGCTTCTGGACTCAGCGGTCCCACCGGACCTACTGGCGCTTCTGGACTGAGCGGTCCTACAGGTCCTACTGGCGCTTCTGGACTGAGCGGTCCTACAGGTCCTACAGGTGCTTCTGGACTCAGCGGTCCCACCGGACCTACTGGCGCTTCTGGACTCAGCGGACCTACGGGACCAACTGGAGCTAGCGGGTTGTCGGGTCCCACCGGTCCTACTGGCGCTTCTGGACTGAGCGGTCCTACAGGACCTACTGGAGCTAGCGGGTTGTCGGGACCTACAGGACCGTCAGGAGTACAGGGTGCTACAGGTCCTATTGGCGGAAGCAATTCCCAGATTTTGTTCAACAACAGCGGAGCAGTCGGTGGAAGTTCGGCACTGACATACAATGCTTCATCTGGTGTTACAAGTATTAGTGCGCTGACTCTTACCAACGGTATGTCTGGAAACTTGAACATGAATCTCTACAATATCACGAACATAGGCAGCAATGGATTCTCAATGAATGCTGGAGTTTATACATTAACATTCAGTACTCAACCTTCATCAATTGGAACAAACGGTACCTATACCTACTTCGTATTGGCAAGTAATACAGTGATTACACCAGCGTCAAATCTAACGAATGTGAAGTACTTTGCAGTTGCGGGTGGCGGAGGTGGTGGAGGAAACGGCGGTGGAGGTGGAGGTGCGGGTGGCCTGCTGACGAACGATCCCTCCTTGAATGGAGTTGTTCTTTCATCACAATACAGCAGTGGCGGATACCTGTCTTTAGGGACAACATCAACTTATTCCGTTATAATTGGAACAGTAGGACTCAGCAGTGCTCCGTATATTGTTGGAAGCAATGGAGGCAATACGACTTTATCTGTCACTGGAAGTACGGTACTCGTAACCGCATATGGGGGAGGAGGAGGCCAAGGTGCTGGCGGAGGAAGTGACCAATATCCTAAAAACGGTGGATGTGGCGGTGGTGGAACTGGATATGGAACGGCTACAACGGGAAGTCAAGGCTATGGAGGAAGTACAAGTAGCCAAAATGGAGGTGGCGGAGGTATAGGATCTGCCGGATCAGGTACAGCTGGGGGTTCAGGGGTTACGTATCTGGGTACAACATACGGTGCCGGTGGATCGGGAAATGGTACAGGTACATCTGGGGGCAGCAATACTGGAAATGGAGGTAACGGTGGATTCACTGGAGGGTTAGGTGGTTCTGGAATATTCATTCTCTCCGTTCCGACAGCACAAGCACTGGTTTCCCAAGCAGTTCAGTTCGGTTCGATGGGTCTTAACTCTGGAAGCAATCTCCAAATCTCTGCAACGTCCAACATCTTACTTGCTCCCTCTTCTGGAGGAGTAACGATTTCAGGTCTTACATCCAATGTATACACTGGCAGTGTCCTTTCCTACAACAGTGGAACAGGTGGGGTAACATATAGTTCATTGGTAACCGCAACAGGTCCAACGGGACCAGCAGGGGCAACGGGTCCAGGAGGTCCGTCAGGTTTATCAGGACCAACGGGTCCAGCAGGGCGAACAGGGCCAATTGGGGGAAGCAACACCCAGATTCTATTCAACAATAGTGGAGCTGTTGGAGGAAGCTCCGCCCTGACGTTCAATGCTTCTACTGGGACAGCGACAATCGGGGCGCTCAATGTCACAAACGCAACCTCTCATACCGGAAATGTAGGGATGAATCTGTGCAATATCACAGACATCGGTAGCAATACATTTTCCATGCTTGTAGCACCTCCTGGTGAACTCTTTACGGTAACATCTGGAACCCAAGGAACTGCCTGGACATCGAATATTACCGGAGGAAGGAAGTACTATACGTTCTATAGCAATTGTACGATCACGGCGGCGGCATCTACGGGTGCGGTTGAATACTTTGCGGTAGGTGGCGGAGGTGGCGGTGGATCGAATCAGGCTGGAGGCGGTGGAGCTGGAGGTCTTCAGACAAACAGTACAACATACGCATTTTCTAGTCAGTCTAACGCAATACCGTCACTCACAGCAAACTCGAATTACACGATAGTGATTGGTGCTGGGGGTGCAGGTGAGACCAACGGCAGTAATACCACAATTACTGGAGCGGGAATATCTATTAATGCTTCGGGCGGTGGTCGTGGAGCAAATGCTGGTGGCACATCTGCAGCCACTGGAGGATGTGGTGGTGGAGCTACCAACGATACATCCTTTACTCCTGGAACAGGCTCTCAGGGCGGAAATGGAGGGGGTCCTGGTACAGTTTCCGCTCGTCAGTACTTCTTGGGTGGAGGGGGTGGAGGTATAGGTGGTAATGGAGTTTCTGCGAAAAATGGCGCACCCGGCGGCGACGGTGCAAATGCGTGTGGAGCAGGCGGAACAACTCTTACGTATAATGGAACCGCATACGGTGGTGGCGGAGGAGGAGGAGGACAAATCGCTCCAGCATCTGGCGGAGGTGCGGGTGCGGGTGCAGGAGGACTGAACGTGCCAGGAGGAAATGCAACTCCAAATACAGGATCTGGCGGCGGTGGAGGTTCTTCAGGAGGTTCGGGAGGGTCAGGAATAGTTATCATTTCCTATCCATTCTCAGGCGGGGCTTCAATCGTCACTCCACTTGCATCTATTGCAATGAACGCAAACAGTAATCTCCAAGTATCTGCAAGCTCCAACATTGTGTTGGCATCCTCTACTACTCTATCAGGAACACTCATACAAACATACTCTGGATCGAATTCAGGGTATACAATTGCTGGAACTGATACAAGGGGAGGGGCAGGATACGCGAACTTTTTGTATGCGTCCAATACCTATTCTGGAGCTACAAATCCAACGAAGACATTCCGACTAGATTCTGCAGGGACGCTACAGATTTTGAACAGCGGATATTCGGCTGCATTGTTGAGTTTAACAGACGGAGGTGCTTTCACATTGAACAATACATTGCTTGTGACAACAAGTTCCTTATACATTAGCGGCAATGGCGGGACACCAACTACCAGTTACGGTGGTCTTACTGCTATGGGAACCGGCGAGTTTGATTTATGGTGGGGGTCTACCGGTACAGGTGGAGTAAATGACAGGCTGTGGCGATTTGCATGGCAGAACGAACGTAATGTCGTAATATACACTGGAGCAACTGCAAACTGGTCTACTGGAACATCCACCTCTGACGGAAGATTGAAGACTAATGTTGTCAAAACTACTCTAAGTTGTACGGATATTGTGATGACCACGGATGTTGTGGATTTTCAGTGGAGAGATGACAGCGATATTGCGGATGGTGGAAAAACACATACTGGATTCATAGCCCAGGATCTTGAAAATAGAGTCCCAGATGCAGTAAAAGATGTAGGAGGAACGAAACTTTTACACAAGGAAGAACTCGTCCCAATTCTATGGAAAGCCTTTCAGGACGCTATCAACAGAATTTCGGTATTGGAACAGACAGTTTCTTCTCTTCTCTTACGTCGCTAGATTGTCTTTGTAAGCAGGATACAGCTTGGAGATGAGATCTTAAGTTTACTTACTCACACGAATACTTAATGTGGTATCTGCAACTAAACACGAAATCTTCATTCCCTGGAAATTTGATTGAAATAAATCGAGTTGACTGATCACGTTTTGACCTAGCAGGAAACAAATATATTCATACGGTGTCCGTTTGACTCCGTCTGAACATAAGGGAGGGACAGTAAACTGAACGGAAAAGATTGTGAACGGACTTTGGAATCCCGAGCTTGCCCAACGGGATAAAGGGCCACTGAAATCAGTGGGGGTGATAAAAGGCTGAAGTCCCGCCCGGTCAGTTTCTTCCTGTTGATGAGCGGTCGTCTGATTCTGCAGAAGATCGTCCATCGTCGCAATGTAGTTGTTATCTGACATTTTTGTTTGTTTACTACTTCGCCAGATTGTCTTTGTAAGCAGAATACAACTTGGAGCTCACGACCTCCTGCATCTCCAATGTGAATGAGAAATTGCCGAATGTCTGGAGGACTCGGCCGTAGCAGTCGGTTAATTTGATCTTGAGAACAGAGACGTTCTCGGGTTCTGCCAAAATTACCTTGTTGGTAATGGTGTCGACGCCACTGTAAACAAAGCTGTTCTTTGTTGCTGAAACAACAATCTTGGCAAACGCCGGGGTCGATGTTCCGTTGAACGAAAGATGATCGATCGCCTCGTATTTCTCAAGACTTAGGAGAACGTAGGTGTTTCCGTAAAGATTGGGCAAGGTTTCGGACGTATACGACGAATTGCCTGAATACGTATTGCTCGTAAATCCTAAGTAAGATCCAAGACCGGTATCGAATGGCCGAAGGTTGGCTTCACGAGTAATACAGCATACATTCCCCAGAACAGGCGTGAAATCCATAGTGAACGCTCCTGAGGCCGAGATGGTACACTTCGTAGTTACTGAATCAAATCCGATGCTTAGAGAGATGGTGGACGCTGCCGCAGACACCATAGCCGCTGCGAGAGTTGTGGAGTTATAATTGCCATCCGAGATCGTGCACTGGACACCACTCACAGTAAAGTTCGTGTTCTCGAGATTGGCAGTAAAATCATACCATGTATTCGGCAGTTCAATACTGGAGAGGCGGAGAGATGTGATGTTCTTGTACGTCCTGGGCAAACGGATGGTGCAGGCTGAAGCACCTGTGATGGTCGGGTTGTCACGGAAACGGGTATCGACATTCACGATACGAGACACAGATTCAGTGCCGTAGACAGCACCGTAGGTCGTTCGATCTTGGAATCCGCCGATAGGTCGCATAACAGGTCCGCTCATCTATTATAGTTTAATCACTACGGAATTCTTGGCGGATTTGCGTTCCGATCCGCCCGACCGCTTCAGTACGGACTTGCGGGCAGGTTGAGGAGGAGGAGGACCGCTGGCAAACGTCATCGGGGCGGTAGCCGCCTGAGTGGGTGGGAGAGGAGCAGAGTTTCCGGCGACGACTTTCTTCTCCTCCTTATTGATCTTGTTCAGGATATCCCCGATTCCAAGACCGGTCGCAGACGGCATCTTCATTTCACGAGACGGAGCCTTCAGAGGGATGGTGCGTGTCGGTGCGGGAGGAGCCTGCTGCTGGGGAGGCGGAGTGTTCACACCTCCGAGGAACGACATCAGACCGGCGAGGGGGTTATCAAAATTGGAGGCAGGCATCTGCGCCGGAGGGGGAGCTGGGGCGGAGAAACCGGAGCCCTGGGCGGAGGAGGGGAACGTCGGAACGGTCGCACGCTGCGACTGCTGCCGGAACTGTTCCGTCTGTCCCTGCATCGCCTGCGCTGCCATCTGACGGGCAATATCAGGGTTCTGGCGGAGGATCTCCTGGATATTCGGGACCGGTGCCTTCATCGCCATCTGATTCGTCAAGTGAACCATGTAGACCATGAAACACGTGCGCATGGGGATACGCACGAGCGGGTGCATCCTCATCTGGTCCCCATACAGATCATACAGCTCCTCAAAATCCTCTTCTAGATCGCCGACATTCATCTGGGCGCTCTGGGACAGACCATCCAGCTGTAGACCGAACATCTTGAGCATTCCGACGTTCTTGGATCCCCACTCCATCGCCGACATACCCGTAATGAACCATTCGGAGAACTGCTTGATGGTGGAATCCATGGCCTTCTCCTTGCGCACAAACTCCAGCTCCATCTCCATCTCATCCAGGGGCGAATCCATCGTGAACCGTTTGCGGATCGGGACACCGAGCTTGTTGAGGCGCTCGAACTTGCGCAGCATCTCATACTTCTTCTTCATGATGGCATCCTCCGACATCTTGGGGGCGACATTGACGGGCTTGAGGTAGGCTTCGGCGTTCAGGTTCTCTACGCCATCCCAGGTCTTAGTAGCACCTACATCCTCAGCGGACGGGACGAGGCGAGGCGGGGCGGCGGGCTCGGAGGGAAGGTCTGTGAAGTCCAGGTTCACAGACTCCATCTCGGGAAGCTTGGTATTTGCGGCAGCCATTGCCGATGTATTCATTAAGAGATCAGCGCCGGGAACGTCCATTCTTACTATTATGTCTCACACGCATCCTCTTTGTAAGATGTAAACGCGAACGCCGCGAACGCCGCATATGCCGAGTCTTGCGCCCGCCTTTCAACTTCGCAAACTCCCTGCCCTCCACGATTGTCTTGTACTCGCCCATTCCCGACCTTGAACACCCTGAACAAATATACGAACGATTTCCACTTCCAAGATCCGGAGCACTGGGTTCGTATTTGCAGACACATACAGCAGGAAACTGCACGGGTGGAGGGCGTGGGGCGGATGCTGCCGCCACTGAAAATGAAGCGGGGGACGAAGGAGGAGACACACTTATATCCCCCACTGTTCCAACACGTGGGCGTTTCGTCATCAACTCTTCGGCGGCAGATTTCATAGTTTCTTTGGCGGTGGTTTTGAGAACGTCTTTCACACCTTTCATGAACTGCGAACGAAGAGCGGGCCCGAGTCTGGACATCTCCAATACTATTATACTGGATGCTCTAAGAAATACAAGCCCTGGAGAAAACTATCCGATAGGTCATCCTTCTTTTTATGAGAGCGGAAAAACGAGATGTTCGCAGGAGGACACAAGAGTTCACAGTGCGTGATCCCCGTCTTCTTGCGGCCACGATACGTTCCCGTCGCATCGGCGACACATACGATATTGTCCAGTTTATGGATAGCAGATACCCCCTTTGTCCGGAACCCACGGCAGGCAAAATACATATGGAGCATAGCTTGGACTGCGAACATCCTCCTATCCATCTGATTCTCAAAAATGATGAGATCCGCACCCTCCCACCAATGTTCACGCCGACCAAGTGAGGCAATGATATCACCCACCAGATCCAAGACTCCTCCGCCAGGAGCACGGGCATTCCCCTTGAATTTCGTCCATCCCGACGCCAGCATCGCAGTTGAAATATGAACGACCAGATCTTTCTTGGTAGGTTTACCAGTATACCCAGGTGCCATCTCCTGTAATTCTGCGATCGTCTTCTTCCCCAGTGCAGTCTTGGTCAGTGTCAAGTTCTTTGGACGATGACGGGAACATGCCTGCGTTCCAGTTCCAGCCTGGCTCCACATGGCAGGTTTGGCACACTTGAAGCAGGATGTGCGGGTATGCCCGTTCTTTTCCCCGACTACATCGATCACATCCCAGTGAGCAATACACATATCTGTCCTAGACGTTCCTTCCAGGACACATACGGCTAAATTCCGAATTCCAATGTCAAAACTCACTAGTTTCATCTCACGACGCTGCTTGTAGGAGAGAAATTAGTGTCGACTTTTTATCGCTCTTACTATACGGAATCCCCTTCGTTGTAAGCATCTCACGAAGCTGGACTGCCGTCTTTCCACCCAGCGTGGCCATATCCTCGCCCATCAGCTCAACATCCTCATCTTCATGAACACTCACACGGTCATCATGCTCGGCCTCAGCCTGAGCCTGAGCCTCGGGGGCAGGGGCAGGAGCGTGTAGTTCATCTTCATGGGAGACTTCGGGCTCCGTATCCTGCTCCGGCTGGGACTGGGACTGGGACTGTCCAAATGACGGCGGCGGGGCGGTGATCGCAATCGCCAGAGCATTGATCGCCTGAGCCATACGGGACTGCTGGACGTACATCCACGCAACCAGACCAGTTAGAATCAGAACAATACCGGCAACGAGGGCTACGACACCATGAAAGAATTCCATGCTAGTTTACCTTGTTGGACACTTAAAAATCGTCAGAATCAAACTTGATCGTCATGTCCTCCTTCCGGGCGCCCACCCCGGCCTTGGAGTAATCCGATACCTTGCGCTCAAAGAAGTTGCCCTTGCCCTCCATCGAGATCATCTCCATGAAATCAAAGGGGTTCTGAACATTGTAAATTTTGGAGATACCTAGCTGGACGGCGAGACGATCGGCCACAAAGCGAATATATTGAGTCATGAGGTTCGAATTCATTCCGATGAGAGAGCAGGGCAGGGACTGGCAGATGAATTCAGTTTCAATGTTCACGGCAGATGTGATAATTTCCTGGATCCGTTCGGCGGGAATCGTAGATTCAAGGCGGTACATCTCCACCGCAAATATGGTGTGTAACCCCTCATCCCGAGAAATGAGTTCGTTGGAAAATGTGAGACCGGGAAGAAGACCACGCTTCTTCAACCAGTAGATCGCACAGAACGCCCCGCTGAAAAAGATACCCTCGACACATGCGAATCCTACGAGACGAGTCGCAAATGATTCCTGACTATCAATCCACTTGAGTGCCCACTCCCCTTTCTGACGAATACACGGGATCGTATCGATGGCCCGAAATAGATGAAGCTGTTCGTCCTTGTCCTTGACATACTTGTCGATGAGGAGGGAATAGGTCTCCGAGTGCACGCCCTCCATCGCATTCTGGAAAGCATAGAACAGCCTGGCAACAGGGCTCTGAACATCTCGCTGGAACCGGGTCGCCAAATTCTCCTGGACGATCCCGTCGGCGCCAGCAAAGAATGCTAGGACCTGCTTGACAAAAAACTGTTCGTTCTGGGTCAGGCTATCCCAATCATTCCCATCCTTGGAAAAATCAATTTCCTCGGGCGTCCAAAAAGATGCCACCGACTGCTTGTAAAGTTGATACAGCTTGGTCTCGTCGGACTTGATGGGAAATAGCGTATACCGGTCACCGAGGGTTGTCATTGTGATGTATATAGGACGCAGAAAGTAGTTAAATCCTTTCCGCCTATTAAAAACAATACGATACGATGAGCGTAGCACCGCCACCCGCAACCTATACTGCGACCAATGATCTGAATATTTTGAAGAACATTTTTGTTCCTCAATATAAACTTAGCAATGGGTATTACCATGCGTCTGTGAATAGCCAACTACCCGGAAACGTGACCGTTGGAGATACAACGACAAACTTTGCGATTACACTGAATGGGGCTCGTGTGACGACGTTGTCGGATGTACAGACGTGGGCACTCTGGCGTGCTTCGGAGAATCTCAATATGAATTCCAATCTCGTCTACAACGCCTCAAGTCTAAAGTTTTTGGGAGGAAGTATCGGGAGTCCGTATACGATTGATGCGACGACCGGAACGATCAATGTATCGCAATATTGGCTGAAAGGTACGGCGCTCACACTTTCGGGAGGTCTTCCTGCTTGGTCTTCTTACACTGCACTGACCAACGTGAATATGAATACCAAATCCATTACGGCAGTCGGATCCATCTCCTTATCATCCGGCGGAACACTCTTGAGTCCAGCATCGAATGTGATTGCCTTCTCCAATGCTTTTGGTGAAAAGATGCGAATCACGGCATCGGGATCCCTCAGCATTGGAACAACCGTTGGTATCTCGGGATATTCACTGAATGTGGGCGGGGCATCTATGTTTTTGTCAAACATTGTGGTTGCTGCTGATCCCACCAGTAATACTTCAAATGCGTTCTTCGTGAATATTTCCACTAACGCCGGAGAAGATTTCGATACACGTATAGGCGCAAGAGGTGCGAACACAAACCTAATCCTGTGCACAGGAATTGCCAACACAAACAAGGCACAAATTAGTGTGGGTGGAGATTTCACCCTGCTAGAAGGAGCGTTCACGACAACGAAACCGGAGTTGGCCAGCTCTATAGGTGGAGTTGCCCTCCAGAACTCTTATGTGACCTCACGACTCAATATTTCGCTGATAAGCAGCTCAACCCTTACATTGGCTTCGGCGACGCAGGCTACGACGTTCTTATTGACGGGTAATACCACTAACCTAGTCCTTCCCGGGGCAAACGCTTCTCAGGGAGTGTATTGGGCAATCAAGAATGTATCGTCTGGAAGCATGAATATTACTCCGGCAGGAGGAAGTATTCTGAATATGCCATCTCCGTCATTCGTAATGTCTTCAAACGTTCTCCTGACCATCGTGTATTCTGGAGCAAATAGTAACTACTATGCACTGTAACTCTGAGGTCTAGCGTTCTTGTATGGATGTCCCACCGGAAGCTGGCTCTGAATCCCCCATTTCCATGCGAGATACCCTTCTACCACGAATCTCTGGCTGTCCGTGAAATACTCGGAGAAACACAGGAACTCGTGGAGGTAGAAATCTTGCAGTGCTGGATTTGTTGCGATATACCCGATATTCCACGGAGACTGGTCTGGAATCGATGGTTGCCACACCGTTTCGGTGCCGTTAATAATCTCCTTTTGGTTGGCAGGCGTTGCGAACCCGTAGCTTCCGTCGCCCGTTCCTCCATTCGCATCCATACGAGCGAAAATAACAGTCGGTTGGGAAACTGGCTTCCCAGGTAGTGGATTTCTATTCACTCTGTTAATGCCTTGGATAGGAGATGTAATACTTTGATCGACCGACATCAATCCGAATGAATTTCCAAAAAGGGGAGTGCCAGCCACATATCCTCCAGTAAAGACTTGGGCATTATTCCCAATTGTCGCAACCACGAAACACGATCCAACCCCGCTTCCGATTGCCGCATCTACGGTTCCACGGAGTGAATTCTCCCATAAAAAGTAAACACCGGGAAGGGATGGACTACCCGCAGTTATGTAAATCGGCGCTCGATCCAATATAAATGGTGTAAATTTATCAGACGATGCAGATTTATCGGTCCATTGTGTCACTACGACTCCGTTATCGAGAATAGTAGCCGAATCCGCTGCATCCAGCCATGTCGTCAGACTCGCAATTTGGGCGGGGATGTTGAGTGCTCCCGTTTCCGATACGGTAGCTCCTATCGGCGATTCCTTAGAAAATGGATGGCTTTTTGGAAGTTTACTCACAATTGACCATTTCCACGCAAGGTATCCTTCGAGGAGCTGGCGCTCTGATTGTTCAAAGTATTGGTTATAAACTACAAGTTCTCCAAAGTTCATGGCTGGAATATCACCTAACGGAACATTCGCTCCGATATACATGGTAGTTGCACTCCCAGGAATCGCATTTGACCCGACTACAGGAGTTCCACCATTCACAGAAAGGTAGAAATTTGTATGATCCCATGCGAAAAATACGAGATTGGTCCCCGTGGTCATTGGGAGAGTTTGGGCCTCTTTATCTATCTCACTTGTTCCAAAATTGTTTTGGATGACCAGGGTTTCTCCTTTGTTGTATAGAAGAATGGGTCCATATGGAGGAGTGCCAATAGACGCCCCCCAAGCAACAATCGGAAGTTTGGGACGAGTATCTGTGATATTGAATACGAAGAGGACAGACCCTTCGGCTGTAGGAGGCAGGCTGTTTTTATACAGATAGTTATTGTTCGTTCCAGGGAAATACAAGGTTGGAAGATTGTTGATGTTGGATAACTGGAACCGATTGCCTCCAAAAGAATTTACTACAAAAGACCCTCCAGTACGATCGACAATGCTGGTTGTGGTCTGTCCTGGATACGTCATATCCAGCCACAATACAAGTCCCGAAACGGTAGTGGGGAGGGTTGGTGGGATCCATTGATCTCCCGAAGGCTGGAAATTCTTGTAAGGGTGAGAGGATGGGAGTTGCTCCAATAATCCCCATTTGTCGGCAAGGTATCCTTCCACTTCCTGGCGATCTGATGCTGATAGGGCATTCGACGTGGCAATGAGTTCGTAAAGAATGAAATCCCCCGAGGGGTATCCTGTCAATTGCCGTCCTAGTATCAGTGATGTATCTGTAATCAAGTTCTTAAATGCGACTGCGTTCATAGATTCATCATTGAACCCTGACATCCCGGTGATTGTATAGGGTGCTGTATCATACGACGCAAACGCATAACTCTTGGCAGTATAGATTGAAGGTGTGAATATGAGATCATAACCGTTTCCGTATTGATAAGGGGAATACAGTATACCGTCCGCCTGACATATTCCAAATGATCCACCAGATACACCAGTTCCCAATCCGATATTCATGGATGCTCCTGCACCCGAGCACTGATACACTGCCATCAACGTCTTTACAGATCCCAAGCCCGGTAGATTAGATGATACGGCCATGTATCCAGGAGGAAACAGGACCCCGGGATTCGTATATGTTGTCAATGAGGGCGATAGGGTACGGGATGTATACGATACCGTGAAATACACATAGCCAGTGGCACCTACACTTGCTCCTCCTCCGACAATAGAGGTAACACCTGTGAGTGTATCCGATCCTCCCTTTCCAGGAAACCCAGCACCAATAACGTTACAATATCCCGGGACTCCAGGTTGTCCTGGCTGTCCTCCGTATCTAGTTCCACCCCCGCCAATAGCTCCTGGAATCGAAACATCGGCATACGATCCTCCGCCACCTGCTTCAAGAGTAGCTGGCCCACCTGTCAATTCAAACGGTTTTATGTATGTTCGTCCGCCGGGAATCGATCCTGTTCCTCCAGCGCCTACAAAATATGTAAGTGTCCTTCCAGAAGGAATAGTTGTAATGTATTCTCCCTTTCCACCTTTTCCTCCTCCTCCCCCTCCGTTGACAGTAAATGTATACCCCCCAGATACCTGAGAAATGAATGAACCAGCACCAATATCCGTAATGTTTTTTTCAGGGTATGTGATGATAATACCCGTAAATGCGGCAGTTCCTATCGCCGATATAGTGGACGATGGAGGTAAAGAGCCGCTATAAAACCCCATGCCATCTCCACCATTTGCTGATCCACCGTTAGTTCCACTATTATCACTGCCTCCTCCACGACCAGAATATGTGGCTCCACCACCACCACCACCCGCTCCGATTATACCCCCACCTGGAAACAGCAGAGCCGAGGACCCTCCACCACCATTACCCCTTATTAATCCATTTCCACCACCACCACCTGCTCGAAGGCTAATATTCCGTGATTCAGTAAGACCGTAGATCGTTGTTGCAGCACCTGGTGATATTCCATTACCACCCGCACCGATAGTATACTGATATGTCGTTCCCGGTATGAGTACTGTATAGTATACTCCCTGACCCCCTTTTCCACCACCACCACCTGCACCATTGACAGTGATAGTATAGTTCACCCCATCATCGGCTACGAACGAACCGTTTCCAGGAGTTGTGTACTCTCTGGAGGTTCCACGAGGATCGGCAATGAATCTTATATAACCATAACTGCCATCATCACCACTGTTCGTGCCATTCTGGGGATTTCCTCCAGAACCACCATAGACAACCTCGGCGGCAGGGATTACAATATCTCCACCGTCCAGTTGGCCAATCACAGTATAGGAACCATCACCACCAGCCGGTCCGGTGAATCCGTCAGTGTCGGGCGCCACACCGCCAACACCGAAACCACCTCCGCCGCCATCCCCGCCGCCACCACCGTCGACAAACATTCCGTCTGAAACGTATTGGTAAGCACCTCCACCTGCGCCTCCCCCTGCTACTATAGTTACATAAGAGCCCCGTTGATTAAGGTACCTTACGCTAGAAGATCCCCCACCACCAGCACCGTTTATATTACCAGGTTGACCATCAGGTCCTCCTCCATCTCCAGCAATGATATTATCGTTATCAACTGATCCTTGAGACTGGCTACCCTGCCCTCCTGATCCTACAAGGTATAAAAATTGTGAGTTAGGAGGAACATTATGTATAACTGCGATAACCACACTACCATTTCCACCCTGATTACCTCCAATACCAATGCCGTCATCAAAATTGGGGTCGCTCGATGAGGACGAACCTCCCCCTCCACCGCCAGCCGCTATATAAATTGTTAGAGTACAATAATAACCCGGTGTTCTCCATTCGCCATCTCCATCCCAAGGGTACTTTGTTATGGAATAGGAATCAGGTTTCTGTATAAATATACTCCCGTTCATACCAGACGCCGCCCCTCCTCCAGCAGTTCTTGTGAATCCTACAGCTGTTTGATATGTAGTATTGTTCGGATATACAAATCCAGCATCGCCGTTCGTGCTCTGTAGTCCACCAAAAGGTAATTCGGCAGGTAAGCCAACTAATCCGTTGGTACCGGGCTTATACCCTGTTCCTCCCACCTGACCACTTGCTGGACTTCCTACATACAATGTATACGTACCTCCTGGCATATTCCCAGTATACACAAGCTTACCTCCTGATCCATGTCCACTCCCCCCACCTGCTGCGCCATATACAGTAATTGTAGCACTGGTGGTTGTGGGGATAGTAAATGAGGTAGTTCCCGGTGTGAGATAATTTGATGGTGATGGTGCTATTCTTATACTTCCGTTGGCTGAATTTGTGCCACCTCCTCCAACAGTATAGCTGAATCCAGATGGTGGGGGTGCTATGCCAGTATTGTCATTATAGTAAAACCCCGCACTGCCATCTGAATTTATCGCACCTCCAAACGGTTGTAAAGCAGCATTTCCTCCGTAAATTTTAACACCGCTTCCACCGCCTCCAGCTGTAATATTATTACCGCCAATTGTCAGACTTGAAAATCCTCCTCCACCAGTGGGTCCGTTTCCAGATGTACCGGCCTCTCCTACCGTATACTGAATCGTGGTGTTCGCAGCAACGTTTTGAAACGTATATCCCGCAAACCCTCCGGGTCCTCCACTAGCAAACGCAGTTCCTCCACCTGCACCATACAGGCTGACAGTAACCACTGAATTATACAGTGAAGATGTTAGATATGTATAGGAACCTGCCACTGGTTGACTTACCGTGTAATTCGGTGGAATCAGGTCAGGAACTGGCTCGACGGAAAAATTGTTTCCATTACTCGACTTATCCTTCAATGTAACGACTTGCGTCGTATTTCCAGACAATCCAATCGTAGTTGAATCTTTAGCATCCAACCATACTGCCAAGTTGGAGAGTCTGGACGGATTGAAGCGTTCTTTATTTACAAGGGATATTGACATCTTATCTTATTATACTCCATTCATGACTTTTTGGATCGAAACAACCGATACCCCGGAGTGCTTGGAGAACTCTTTGAGCATTGCCCGGGTCTCTGCCTTTGAGAGTCCTTCGCACAGAACTCGGGCGATCATTCCTGATACCATGACTTTTGGTGTATGTTCCAGTTCCTCGTCGGGGGATTTGAAGATATGCTGGATAGTTTCCAAGATCTCTGTTCGTTGGTGTTCCTGGATCGACAGGCCGTTCATCATGCGCTCGGCCAAGGAGAGCTGTGTTTTGAGAAGCGGGTTCTCTTCTGCCTGGATCCCGAATGTCTGGATCGCTTTGGAGAGGGCACGAGTGGACACATTGACAATTTCCGCAATTTCCTCGTGGGTTCTGGATACACCCATGCGACGACAGGCTACAAAGAACACTGCACCCATCAGAGCCCTCCTCGTCTCCCCTCTGAGTTTCAGGGCATCCTCCTGGCCTCGAAAGAGGGCACAAGCTTCCTGAAGAATAGCTTTCGTGAACCCGTTGCGGTAAGCATACTGGTTCAGAGTTTCTAGGGCAGCCAACCACGATCGCTCGGAATGGGATGCGAGGGACCATGCCGATAAGCGCTGAATGCTCTTGAAAGCAGGAGACGATGTTTTCTTGTTCATGGCCATAGACCCATACGATGAATCGGGGAGCAATTGGTTGATGGTTAGACCGACACGAGTAGGATCTTCATTACGGTCTTCGGCTCCGTAATATCTCCACTCCGCACCCTCATCAATCGTTTGCTCCATAATCGTTCCACATGCCGTGCACACTCTCTGACCCTCTTCTACCCGAATATCCTTCTCAGAGTGTTCGTCACACATGGTTGTGTTTGTGGTCCAAGACATCCAAGTATCTCAACGTTCGTTTTTATCTGTTCATAGAATGACGCAGGAAATCCATGGCCGAGTCATCGTAGACGAACGGACGGTAATCTGCCCCTGATTTCGGAGGAGCACGCAGCCTACTAGTTTGGGTCTGCGGTTTGATCCATGAAATCACGAGAGTCAGAGTTGGTGTCATCCATACATGGAACCCCTGTTCTACGAGGGCATCTCTAACATACTCTACAGCCTCACGGTGGTCGTAAAGAGGATATCCAAACACAAACGAAGGAACATCGTATACAAAATAGGGAGCAGCGGGGTTGTGGATGGCATAGGTTTTCAGTTGGCTGGATAAATTGGAAAGAACTGGGCGCATAGCCTGCATCTTGGCAGTTTTGCGTTCTTCTTCCTGCTTCCACAGGTCTTTGGCCCGAAGCATTTTCATACACGCAGAAAAGAAGCACCAATGAAATACACGGGACTAGCTTTAAACGGTGGAGGAATGCGAGGAGTTCTTCAGGTTGGAGCACTTCAGGCACTTTCAGAAGAAATGAACGAGAAGTTTCTTCACAATATCTTTACAGACGGGGTTTACGGTATTTCTATGGGTGCCCTAATTGCGACCTTGATAGCATTTGAGTTTTCGGTGGATGATCTGAGCGTTCTCACAGAATTACTTGGAAATATGCAGGATGCGTTCCAGCCTCTGCGTCTCCAGGCTCTCTTGGGACTTACCCAGACAAACGGAATTGACGATGGGTCCAAGATCTACACACTTCTAGACACAGAGTTCAAGAAGAGGGGACTTGATTTTGGGAACCTTCGGATCGGAGATGCAGCGATTCCGCTCCGCATCATTGCCTCTGATCTGTCGAGTCTGAAAGTCGCAGTATTTGGTCAGACAATTAAGGTATGGGATGCCTTGCGTGCTTCCTTTTCCATTCCCTACATCTTTACGCCACACACGATTGAAAATAAACTGTTTGTAGACGGAGCGATTCTGTGTCGCCGTATTCTTGATGTTGTTCCCCAGAAAGATCGGGAAAACACCATGTTTCTCATGACGGCTCAGACAAAAGAGATTACGATCGACAATTATATGTCGGCAGTCCCTTTCAGCCGAAGTATCAAAGATACGTATTCTGTGAAAGACATGTATCCCCTAAACACGTGTCTGCTGATAGAAAACAGCGCACAGATGTTCACGTTCTGGGAATCGGCGGATATTGTTCGGCATCTACTCAGTGTCGGTCGCACCAGCTACCATGAGTTCAGGTCCGAGGGCCTCCACGAGAAACTCACGTAAGACACTCACTTTCGGAGGACCCAAGTATTCAAATGTTTTCGAGGATGTCTTGAGTTTGTAGGATGGGTAGGAATCCACCTTGTATTCCGAACATTTTCGGTCTGTCTCGCAGTTAATATATTGAATATCAACCTTCTTGCCGCCGTATGTGCGGTCCTTGACAATAGATTCCAGACTCTTGACAATCGGCTGGGCCTCTTCAGAGTAAGGACACCATTTCGTAAAGAAAAAGAGAAAGTGGGCTTTGTCGTCAGGGATTCCGATTTCTTTAACTTCTTCCACTAGCATTCGGCTGGCCGGGGGGTATCCACGAATAGCCCAGTAGATCCCGATAAAGACGAAGAGGGCGACTAATGTGACGCCACTTGCGATCAATCCAGTCTTGAGGACGTCCATCTTATCTATTTATTAGGATAGAGAATAGACGTTATTTTCCGTTCACGAGCATACCATTCCCTATATGCTTGTTGCTGAGGAGTATCGGAGGCCAGTGTCCACATGAGTGCATGTGTTTGGCGCTCGGGTTCACCCAGTTTTGGTTTCACAGTATACCACTTTCCATTATAGCGGAACATTTACATGTATGGGGTCGCCCCCTTAAAACTTCTTAGAAGCGGGCGGGGAAGCCGACCAGGTTGGCGCCAATACCGAAGCCGGCACCCGTGCGGGCCGAGGAGCCGACCGAGGGGGCATAGATATCGAGGATGGCGAAGACGGCGAGGGCAGTCAGGGCGATCGTGCCGATCTCATCGACACGGAGCTTCTTGCCCGGGAGCAGGTAGCAAGCCACGGCGACGGCGAGGCCCTCCAGGGCGTACTTCACTAGGCGCTTGACGAGGTCAGCGACGTCAATTCCGGCGGCGGGGGCAGGGGCGGCCTTGGCAGAAGGATCGGACATTTGTTTATACTTGATGAAGGAGAAAAATTCAGGTGACTTGGGATAAGCAAGGAATGTTCTCATCGTATGTGGTTATTATCCTGTATGTTCTAGCCATCGTGTCCCTGGAGACATGTGCGATGAGCTGTTTCAAGACGTCCATTGACGACTGGCGGTTTTTTCTTCTTGGCGTGTTCTTCTATTCGCTGGTCGGACTGCTTCTGGTTCAGACGTTCAAGCTAACCGGCATGGCGTTCACGAACGCACTGTGGTCGGGCCTGTCGGTCATGGCGACGACGACGGTGGGAGTCCTCTATTTCAAGGAAAAACTCCACCTCCACGACTACCTTGCGATTGCGATGATCGGCGGAGGCGTCCTGATATTGAAATTCACTGACTAGAAGAGTAATGGATAAGTCACTTGCGTCTATCTTCTTCCTATCGGTTGTAGAAATCTACGGCGACTTTGCCCTGCGATTCTACGCCCAGACAAACAACGTAACCTACCTGTTTCACGGCATCGCAGGATATGTGGGTGTCGTCTTTTTCCTGATACAGTCGCTGCGAACTGGAAACGTTCTTTACGTGAACGGCATGTGGGACGGCATGTCGGGTATCCTTGAAAGCCTAGCAGCATACGTGGTTCTCGGAGACCGTCTAGAGAAGCCGATGCAGTATGTCGGACTTGTCTTGACGTTTGCGGGGATCCTGCTGATGAAAGCATAATTGTGTTTACTTGTGTCCGACAAGCTTCCACACCATCTTGTGGGTGAAATGCCAGGCAAGGCCGAACACTGCGGCATGGATGAGGTTCACCGTCATCGTGGACGCCCCCGGGGGGAGACGGACCAGGACGCCGGGGGTCAGGAGATAGAACAGCACAGCAGCATATACAGCCATTCCCCACATTTGTTTGTTTATATATCTGCGTGAAAAAACCATTTTGAGACTGGGGTCCAGTAGATATAAATGAGCTCTTCTTCGACTCGCCAGAAAGTTGAACTCCCAACGCACGAGGATGGCGAGCTAGTTGATTACCTCGAGGAGGACCCCGAGCTGCCCAACCAGCGCTACTGTATTGTGTCCTTCATCTCGCCTGAGAAGGTGATCGAAAAGAAGAACGACTTCTTCTTCCAGAAGTTCATTCAGTGGATGGACTATGATTGGAAGGTCAAGGGTCTTGAGCATTTTGCTGCCTATATCTCCCAGAAGTATTCCCTGAAGGTGGATGATATCATGAAGGATATCCATGAGTTCGAGAAGACGCACCGTGAGGACGTGAAGAAGACGGATGTCCCCGAGCAATACCAGGTATTCCTCCTCAAGCACGAGAAGGAGGTTCAGGAGGCGTTCGATAAGGCCAACAGCTTTCAGTGTAATATCCGTGGTGTCAAGGTCCGCCGTGCATTCCCATCGTACGAGGAGGCGCAGCTGTGGTGTAAGGTGCTCCAGCGCAAGTATCCCAAGGACAATCTGATGATTGGGCGTATGGGTTGCTGGCTGCCGTGGGAGCCGTCCGAGCACCTGATGGAGAACGTGGAGTATGCCAACTCCCAGCTGAACGAGATCATGCGCAAGTACAAGGAGAACGAGTCGAACCGTGAGCTGTTCTTTGCGGAGGAGCGTGAAGGGGCGATGAAGGCACAGCGTGAGGAGAACGCTAAGCGCCGGGCGGAGCAGGCTCAGCTGAAGGCGCTGGAGGCCCCTATTCACCCGGCGGAGGGCGGAATGCGGGAGTAAACGGGTTACGTCCCCTGTTTCTTCACCCATACCGAAGGACCACGACGACTAGAGGCAAGTTCCGCATTGTAATCGTTGGCGGCAAGCATAGTTGACATAAACGGTTTGTTGTCAGCCCACAGGGAATCGGCACACATATGAAACTGCGGGTGATCGCTGGCCTTATACCAAAACACCTGATCTTCCAACTTGTTTGAGACGGATGAGTTACATATGACAATACATTCGTAATTCTCTGTGCACTGGTCCATGAATTGGCAGAACATCTCAAAGGAGGGAAACATACCTGCGTAGTTTTCGTAGATACGTTTTCGATTTCCAATGATGTTTTCACGCAGAATGAACACAAAGTCCACGTTCGTGCGGAGAGAGGGGGGAATACCGAGAGGGTACTGCATAGTAATCATGGTAGACAAATCGACGTGACGACCGTTCATGAAGACGTAACGTGTAGATTCCTGCTGAATCCAAGTATTGTCGAACAGACAGTCGTCAAGAATCAGGAACGCACGAGGATCTACGTTGGATCCCGATCCACTATTACCACGCTGCTGTTTGAGCGCCAACTGACGACGAATGACGTTCATGATAATTTCAGGTTTGTATTTGTCATGAATGAGTTTGGA